TGTCTACACTCATAATGACTTTGTTAAGTTGTTCGCCAAGAACGCCACCTGCTCCTGCCCAATCTCCGTTCCTGATAGCATCCTTAAAATCATCTACCCAGGAAGCGAACGACTTATCAAGGTCCTTTTCCTCGAACATACGGGAATAGTCAAGTGCATCTGCACCACGACCACCACTGTTATCATCAAGGACGTGAAGTTCGTCAAACTCTAACAGGTAGCCCTTAGCCGCCTTAGCACTGTTCTTTGTCGCCTCGGCATACTCTGCAGGGTACTTAAGAGCCTTAGTCCACTGACTCTTACCTGTCAGTTTTGCCATAAGCTGATTAACGACGTTAATCATGTCAACAATCCTGTCGGTTGCATAATCAACGGCAGGTGCCAACTTTTCTATAAGCGGGCTTGCCGCCGCACCGATACTGTTCCTGAGATACAGTAAGTCAGTTGCCAACAATTCCATAGCGGGGGCGAACTTAGTACCTACCGCCTGTGAATAGTAATACAGGTTTTGAGTACCGATCTTGAACCCCTCGGTTATGTTCTTAATGAATGTACGGATAGCACGGTAGAGCGCAATCCTCTTAAGCGAACTAAAGAGGTTATCCATTTTCTTTTTGACGCCGCCTATTGTGGAACCTAACCCTCTAAACGGCAAGACATAATTCGCTCCCCTTGCTAATGCACCTAAACTACGCCAAGTCTTTTCGAGCGCCTTAAGAGCACCATTAAAACGGTTCACCTGTGGCGTAGCGGTTGCTGAGTTCTTAGATACCCCAACAAGTGCGCCGATCATAAGATTTGACGGTATTGACTTGAAACTGTCCGCCAATCTTGCCATTGTAGCAACAAGGGGTTGCATAGCAGTAGCGGCAAGTCTCGACTGAACCGCCAACTTTTGCATATCTATCTTATTGAGATTATCCGCAAACGCAGACATGTTAGGAAAACGCATTTTCAATTCTGATAACGGCTGTAATGCTGTTACGAACTGCTTTGTTTGCTCTGTGAGTTTTTCTGTATCGGTCTTGCCCAGCACCTCAGCAACGGCTCCAAGTCTTTCGCCTAAGTCCTTAGGTATGCTGGGCTTCTTAATGCCTGACAGCGAGTTTAATGCGGGGGCAAATGCGCTTAATTTTTCTATCGAGGAAGTATCAACACCTTTAAGAGTATTAGAAAAGCGGACCAACTCTTGAGACATTTTCTCAAGGTTAGCCGCTCTCCCTTTTGTATATTGAAGTCCCTTAATAGCGCTACTAAGTTTTTCAAGGCTCTGCGTAGCGTTACTTGAGGTTGTCTGTATCTTTAACTCTAAGCCTCTGACTTCTAAGTTATCAGCCATTGTTAGCACTCTCCTTTTTAGCGTTCTTAGCCTCGAATGCCTTTTGCCACGACTTTAACTGTTCAATTCGTGCCTCTACCTCAGCTTTCCTCTCGGCTTCGATCTCTTTTTCCGTTTTCGGAATTACCCTGTACGGAGCCTTACGGTAGTCGTTATGTTTATGCTTCCCAGCCAACCCCGCACTAAAGTTAGAAAGTGCTGTGCTCATAGCCTCAAAAAAGTATTGCCCTTGTAGCCACATATTATCACTTCGCTGTTGTGTTCTCAATATCTCAGCCTTGTGATAAGCCCTTGCTAATAAGGGGTCTCCCTCCCAATACTCAGCATAGGACATTCCTATGCTGAGGTAGTAAGGGAATTGTTCATCAAGTATTGATGATAGCCGTTGTGACGGCAAATCCGTAGGACTTACAGTTTCACCGTCACATTGGCGTTTTTTGGCGTACCCTCGTTGATAAGTGATGTGTACGTCAGGGTGTAAAGCAATACCAACTTGCTGATAAACTCGTTGGAAAGTCCACCAAGGTCGTCATAGAGTATCTTGTTAGTAAGTTCCCTACTCATACCCCTGTGGTGCATCTGGAACGCATAGAAGAAAAGTTCCTCGATATTCGTCATCGGGTACGAGTAAAGATTGCTGTTCTCGCTGAAGATATCCATCTTGAAACCGTTGCGCTCTGCCATTTTGATAACGGCTCGATTGAACTCAAGGGTGTACTCTGTGCCTGTGTCACCGAATGAAATAACGATAGGCGTTACTTCGGGCTGTTCCTTAATGCTACTTACATTTGCTGTGTTCTCTGACATAGTTATTACCTCACTTTATCTTATAGGGTTGTATCATCATTATTGATTATGTGGACGCAGCTGCGAAACCTGCAACCTGATTGGCTGTGATATAGCCTGTTGCCTCAAGTACGCTGTCTACGGAACGCTCATTAGATACCCAATCAGAAGGGATACCTGCGAAGTAGAAACTGTCAAGGTTGCCAGGGAATGTCTCTTCAATCCAAAGAGCCTTGCCAGACGCCTCGGCTGCCTGATAAGCGGTTACCATAGCCGCCCATGCAGTACGGTTATCAGCTGTATCGTTGAAAAGATACTCTCTTGAGCCGCCGCCTACGTCCTGTACACCAGGAACGTATCTGTGGAACCTGTCGGACAGGTCAGTTACCTGAAGGTTGTTGGGAGCGTCCGCTGTTGCGGGTTCAGACTTAACGCCTGTCAGTTTTTTATAGCCCGTTGTAGGACGTGTACCTGCTGTCGTCTCGACTGCCCACTTCAAGCCACAACCGATTGTAGAAAGTTCATGTGCCATTGTTTATTCCTCCTTTGGCTTTTCATCTTTTGGGGTGTTCTTTGGTGCTTTGACAGGAATCTCTGCCTTGCACTTAGGACACCTGTTTTCCTTAGTATCCTTGCCACAATAAGGGCACTTCATTGCTTTTACCTCCTGTATATTCTGTTTATCGTGTTACCGTCACCGTCAGTCTCGTCAGCACCGACTATGGCTTTGTACCTCGCATACATCCTGTATACGCTCCTGTCGATGTTAGGAAGAGGATTAAGCATTTCCCTCGTAAACTTGTTACTCAGCATTACATCATCAATCAACTTGATGATCTCTTTAGCCTGTGTCCTCTTGCCGTCTGTCGCATTAGTGTACACATTGATTTCAAAGACAACGTTAGCGTGATACTCAGCACCTACACCGTCAAGGCTTCTTTCGTATGTATAGTTATCTCTCTCGACAACTGATACACACGGATAAGAAGTAATGCTGTCAGGATCATAGGAAAGAATGTCAGCCGTCTGATAAACCGCTGTCACAGCATCCTTGATCTTTCTTAGAACCACATTAGATATATCAATCATTGAATATCTCCTTGATTATGTTGATAGCCTGTTCCACCATTGCCTTTTGTGCGCTGTACATACCTGCACTTCGGTAGTGTCCGTGTGTCATGTGGTCGCCTGTCCACCACTCAGGGTTTTTACCTAAGCCTTTGCCGTATTCTCCGATACCGACAATTCCTGCAGGTCTTTCCCCTGGGTAGGACCCACTACCATTGTAAAACACACCTGTACCAAATTCCATGAATGCCACCTCATAACCACTTGCGATTATGGTATAGCCATTCTCGGTAGGTACCGCCTCGACCTCAACTCCTTGAGTGAAGTCCCTGTTAGTCATTGCACCTGTGAACGCTTCCTGAGCGACACTTACGCCTATGTCCGCTAAACGCTTAACATATTCGTCCATGTGCTCGATCTTGTTCTTAAGGCTATCTATATATGCGGCTGCGCGAAGAATACTCACATTGTCGTCTATATTGATCTCGATAACCTTAGTAATCATGATACTTTGACCTCTTGTACGGCATACACAATGTTGTTAAGTGATTTTGCTACGGCTTTGACAATGTAGTTATGAGGCGTGTTGTTCTCAGGCGTTCTCTCTATCCACAGTATACTATCTTCCTGTATCGGACAATTAACGTCCTCTACGCAAAGTGTCTTACTGTAATCAAGGTTGATACCAAACAGTTCGGCATCGGCTGTGCCCCTTGAAGGTGACACGTTGCACATTAACAACTCTGGGGTCGAATATGCGACAACGGGTTCACCTGTGGGGTCTCCGTACTGATCTACTGTCTGCGTCTTGCCTGTGAACAGTGCGAAGTATACAGGTTGCTGATTACGCTTAAGGGTTCGCACTTCCTGTATCCTCCTGTACCTCAATAGGTCTTATGGCTGAACAGAACGGTACGATATCCATAAGCATATCTGCGGGGATATCAGAACCGCCATAAGTACGGCTAATACCGTTCTCACTGTGGGACAACTGCCCCTCCGCTCCCATTTTGTTAAGCATGTAGGCAGCGAGTTTGCATTGCTTCATTTCATACTTAGTCGGGAACTCTGTTTCGTCTGTGTAGCCATAAGGGTAAGCCCTGTTCATTATCTCTGTCTTAGCAATAGTAAGATAAGCGGACAACATGTCATCCGTATAGGAAGAGGGAAACGCCCCTATCGTTCTTACAAATGTAATCTTTTCAGTATCGTTCATGTTGTCCGACCTCTCTTACTTCTTCTTTGTTGCTTTCTTTACCTGTGTCTCGACAGGCTTTGTCTCTTCCTGCTTAGGCTCTGCCATAATAGGCTTAGGCTTAGGAAGATTGTGTCTACGCAAAAGCATACCCATAAGCAATCTCCTTACTTAGTTAGGGCATAGGATTATCCATTGCCCTCGTAACCTCAATTCTGATTGCCTTGCTGCTATCGTAGAGTGTCGGGGCGACGTGCTTGTCCGCAGTTATAACTGTGCTCTTGTTGACGATATCACGGTCAGCCTCGATAAGTGTATCTCTCTTAGTGTAGATACGAAGAGCACCAGGCTTAACGATAAAGGCATTCTCCTTAGAGGAAACCTCTGTCAGCTTGTTGGAAATAACTACCTGACAGCCCTGTACCTCACCGACAACACCCTTAAGGGCAACGTCAGCGGAAATGTCAGACGCAGGAAGCCATGACGGGGACTTTCTCAGAAGTGTGTACTGCTTAGGGGAAACAAGAAGAACCTTAGGTCCGTCAATGTCCTCACCGAACAGCTCAAGAGCGTCGGCAATGTCGTCGAAAGCAAGAGTACCAGGTGTACCTGCGGGGTGTACCATAGGGGACGTGATAGCTGCAAGGATACCAAGAACCTCATTATCAAGTCCGCTTGCGATAGACAGGGCTAACTGCTTTGCAGCCTCGTCCATAGGGTTTCCGTAACCACTCAGGACAGCCTCGTCAGTAATCTGAACACCGTTAGCAATCTTAGCAATCGTAACGGTTGCCATTGTCTGTGCCAACTGATTGATTGTAATGTCAACGCCCTCAGCGGTTGTGATTGCGTCTCCGATGTAAGAGTAGACAGGTATTTTTACGGTGTCTCCAGGTCTGCCTACGAGTGTTGTGTCGATGTCTGCAAGAGGGGCAAACTTCATATAGTCTACCAACTTTGCATCTACCATGTCTGCCAGTACCCAAGGGTTAATCAGGTTGGACAGCATTGTTGCATTAGGATCAAGTGCCATGATTGTAAATCTCCTTTACTTTGTTAATTCGTTGTACAACTCAGGGTGTTCGGATTGCAGTTTTACTCTCTCGGTATAACCCATTTTAGCGAACTGTTCCTTAGTCACCGTTGTTGTCGGGTTTCCCCCGTCAGGCTTGACGGGTGTTTTGTTTACTAAGTCAGCCTTGAACTTCTTTTCAAGTGTCGCCTTAAACGTATCAAGGTTACTGAACAGCACGTCCAACTTTCCGTCACAAAGAGCCTCTGCGGTTTCCTGTGCGGTGTCAGCATCGAAGCCTACTTCAAGGAACTTTGCCTTGTGTTCGGAAACATTGATCTTTCGCTCAAGTTCAGCATAATGCGCCTCCCTTTCAGCGTCAGCCGCCTGTTTCTTTTCCTCTTCGGACATTTTGTCCTTAAGTTCCTTTTTGTACTTTGCCGCCTCGCTGTTGGCATCGGACACGGACTTCTTCAACTTCGCAATCTCCGCTGAATTGTCCTGCGGATCATCAACAGCCTCAAGTGCCTTGACGATCTCCTCAGCCGTCATGTCATCCCTGTACGCTTCACCGAGCATCTTCTTGTAGTCCATTGCTACCTCCTTGCGATTATAGACTTCCCTGTCTGTTTAGATTATGCGATTATAGACTTCCCTGTCTTATACTTATCAGCTTTCGCTGTTAGTATCCTTATCGGGTTTCCACCCTTTTGGCATCGGTATCTTTCGACACCTACAATTATAATGTGGCTTAGGTGGGAATGATTTAAGCGGATACACCTTTTCGTCACGGGGACCACACTCTTTACATACCTTTTCGTCCTTTGCCGTTACCCACTTTGCGTATTGAACGCCATTGTCAAGCCACGCCTTTGTCTCTGCGCTGTCTACAACGTCTATCATGTATTGTTTTGTCTGTGTCCACCACAGGCTGATAAACCTTGTAGTCTGCTCTCTATACAGTTTCCTGTTCTTGTACGTCATAGCCGTACTCATTGCCTCAGATAACCTGAGACGCTTGCGCTCCGCTTCGGGGTTATACAGATACCCTGTTACATAGTTGTAATTGTCTAACAGCCCTAACAGCCACGCCTCGACTAATCCGTCATCATCGTCTGGGTCGTAACCCTCTTCGACTAATACCGCTATTGCGTCCCTATACGCTTTTTGCGCCACTTTCCAAAAGGACTTTTCGTTCCTCTTCTTCAAACGGTTCATCAAGGACTTTGTTACCCCTGTTACCGTTCGGTTGTGCAGTTCATCAAAACTCATGCCCTGCAGCCTCAGCGATTCGTCCTTGAGTTCCTTTCTAATTTTGGCTAACTCTTTGTCCGCTTGCTGATACATTTACTCTTCCTCTACTGCTTTGTCCTCGCTCTCGGGCACTTCCTGTACCTCGTACTTCGCATGTTCTTCCTCGTAATACTTCATACTCTGTTCATAAGCCGTCTCAGGGTCGGTAAACATACCACAATGCTCGAATGCCAACTTAGGTGCTACCTTAGGGTTATCAAGCATCGTTACAAGTACCTGTGACTTACTCTGAATGTTATCGTAGTTCCTACGGGGATGTGTTATCTTGACCTGACTTACCTTGAGGTCAAGCACGTTGTTATCCCTCAGTATCTTCAAGACAACCTTAAGGATTTCCCTTTCGGATGCCTCAAACATCGTCTCATAGTCTCTTGCCCTTGCCTCCGCAGCTCCGTATCCGTCACGAAGATAAACGGCAGTACCCGTATCACTCGTAGAACTACCGCCATTCCTGTTAGGCATACCGCAAATGGTAAGAATTGTGTCGTAGATATTGTCGACCTGCGTCTGTACCTGAGACTGACTCAGTTCGGTTGTTACATAATCAACGTCAGCTGCCTGTCCGTCATTAGACTTTACCTTGATAGCACCGTCAGCCTTAAACTGTTCAAACTGCTCAAAATCAATATCGCAGTTAATGAACTTAAGGAATGCCTGTATCGTCTGCTCTACACCGTCCATACGGTTAGACTCAAGGTTAGACAGTTCGTCTAACAGGTCAAGTACGATTTCAAAAGCACCCAGACGGGCATTATTAGCAGGATATTCTACTATCGGAATAGCCTTAAGTCCGTTAGGTGCTACGTCTATGATCTTACCCTCTTCGATAGTGATTATCTGAGTCGGTGTGGATACTCTGAATACATTGTTATATTGAATATCCTTGTTAGTACCTGTGATTATTTCCTTACTCCAATAGTTTACGGAAGCAAGGGGAACTTCACCTGCCTTGTTGCTGTAAATGACAAACGTATTCATAGGGTCACAAGTAATAATCTCAAGAGGTGCTTCGTCCTCTTCTTCGGACAGATCCGTGTCAGGTGCTACCATTCGGAAAGCTGTACCGCATATCATCTGCCATTCTACAAGGTCTTTGTCTTTCTTAGCCTTGTTTTCATAGTCCATAAAGGTATTAAGTCGCTCTATCTTTTCGGAAAGCCCCTCTTCGGCTCTTACAGCCGTGTACTGCATCGGTTCTGCGCACTGATAGCCAACCTTGAAAGAGACTATTTCAAAT